ACCATTATTAACTATTTTTGATGATATTGAGGATTTCCCAAATAAAAAAGTAAATAAAGAGATTGAACGTTTAAGAGACGAAATAATGAGAAATGGTAGATCTAGCGGTATTTATATTTTATATACTCATCACGACCCTTGTGATTATAAGAAAACTAAATCTCAAATTTTTGAAGCGTCAAGCATAGCAACTTTTCCTAAACAATCAGGAGAAAACGCCTATGATTACTTATATGATAAAAAGCTACATTTAAACAAAGTAACAATAAAAGCAATAAGTAAAACTAAATCTAAATTTGTTTTAATAAATAAAGGAAATCCTAAATATATCGTAAGTGATAGATATATAGTTTTACTATAAATATTTTTATATAATCTAAATTAATATTATATGAATCAACAAAATAAGTTAAAATATCCTTTGAACTTTAATGAGATGTCGTTTTTGAATCCTGACGCCAAAATTATTACTTATGATGAACTAAATGATATAACTGATATAAGAGAATTATTCAAAGAATCAAAAAAAATCATTATATTATATCTATTACAAAGTAAATATATGGGGCATTATACTTGTTTATTTTTAAATAAATATGGTATAAATTATTTTGATTCTTATGGTGAACCTATAGATTTCTTTTTAGATATTCTAACTAAAAAACAGCGTAAAGAATGGAATGAAAAAGAAGATAAATTAAAAGAATTATTATTACGTTATAGATATATATGGAATGATTATTTATTACAAGGAAAAAATACTGATACTTGTGGTCAATTTGTAACTCATAGACTCCATAACTTTCAATTATCAGAGGAAGAATATATATATAAATATTTTATAAATAGTAAAAAATCACCTGACGTAATCGTTGCTGATTATTGTTTAAAATTATTAAAAAATTATAATATCATATAATATTATATAATGCCATCATTTCAATATTACAATCTAACAATCTCAAATATCAATCCAGCAAATTCTGGGCTAGTACAAGGACCACAACAATATCCACAAATAGCACAACTAACAGCGAAAAACACAATCCCAATCATTGATAAGGTAGAAGATTATGTATGTTCTATTATTCGGTTTAGTGTTCCAGGCTTTGGCTTACCTCTTATTCAATGCTTGGTTCAAACTCCAGTATTAGACATTAATAAATTAGTTTATTCATTCACATTATCATATAATGATATATACGGAGATCAGACTTTTTGGCAATTTCAACCAGAAGTCGAACCTCCAATCGTTAATATACCACCAGAAGGAACAGCCACACAAACTTTTTCAAATTATTATTTCTTATATAATTATCAATCAATAGTAAATATAATGAATGTAGCCCTATCAAGTGCGTTAACAAATTTAAAGACAAAACCAGGAACAGAAGATATATCGGGTTCTCCTAATGCCTTTTTTTATTATGATCCAAATTCAAATCTAATAAAATTATATACACCTCCTCTTTTTGATGCTACGGGAGACCAAACATCGATATTAATAGGTTTTAATAGTCCTTCAGCCGTCTTTTTTTCTGGATTACCATATAGAACATATAATTATTCTGATATTTCTGGTGTTGATAACATCATATCTATTCAAAATAATGAAGGTTTAAATCAACAAACAATCGATTCAGTTATTTATAATATTACATCTCAAGAGTTTGTTTCACTTGGCTATATGTCATATTTAAAAAATATATTTATTGGTACAAATATGAATGTAAACACCGAAGCATTTTATATTAATGCTCCTGCTGGGTCTCAAAACGTAAATTATGGGTCAATCATGACAGATTATATACCAGATCTTACAACAACAAATGACGCAGGTATAGCAAGTAAAAATTTTATTTATAATGCCCCTGCTCTTTATCGAGTTTTTGAATTTAATGGTAAAGGTCCATTATATGAAATTTCGGCTGGTGTTTCCTTTTCTGATAATTTAGGAAATACTTACCCCTTATATCTCGATAAAGGGCAAGCTATAGAAATTAAATTTATGTTTGTAAAGAAGAATATAATAGGTTCATTTTTATTTGGATAAATAAATAAATATATAAATCTTATTTTTTTTATGTATAGATATAATATATAAAAAATGCAAGTAGAAAATCACTATCTAAAAGTCGTTGACAATCGTTTAGACGCTTGGAGCGATAACAAAGTAGATTACGTATTCAAAGAGGGAGCACAAAATATTGCCTATGTTCCTATTCAATCTTCGTCACATAGCAACCAATCAACTAATTTTGCCTTAAATAATATCGGTACATATAACGTAAGGGATTCACGCCTTGTTCTTACAATGCCTGTTACTGTTTCAATTTCAGTTACAAATAGTACTGCTGGGGCACTTTCTTTTATAAATGCTGACAATTTTGGATATCGTCAATTTCCCCTTAATTCTTGTATTCAAAATAACACTCACATTATTAATCAAGCTTCATATTCACTTAACACATCTGAAATTCTTAATGTTATTTCTCGTGTATGTATGAGCCCTGAAGATATGAACTTTTATGAAAACACCATGCCAGATCTTATTAGCTCTTACGCAAATGCCCAAGGTACAAGCCTTTCACCTATTTCATCATATACATCTAATCTTGAAGGTGATGGTGTATGGAAACCACGAACAGTTGGTTTTTCAATTTCTGGTAATGTAATCCCAGCTCAAAGCACACAAACAGTGACAATATCTTGTCAATTATACGAACCACTTATTGACCCCTTTACCAATATTTCATCTGTATCAAAACCGGGTCTTTTTGGAATTACAGGTGAGCAGGTACAGATCACATATGTCCCTAATTTATTTAATAATATGTTCTCTCTTGGAGCAATTCAAACAGGTTTAACATATACTACCCCAGCAGTAAATCTTGGACCAAATGCGAATACTCTTTCTAATGCTACATTATTTTGTGTATATCTTACACCATATGACCATATGATCCCATATGTTCCAAAAGAAAGTGTCATCCCTTATAACAATTATCAATATTTCACATCTGCCATTGGTGCAGTTGCTCCTGGACAAACAATTTCATTTGCTTCTCAAGTTGCCACAGTAACAAATATGCCTGCTAAATTTATTATCGCAGCCGTTCCAAATCTTGACGCGCGTTCAGCATCACTTCCTAATGTTTATTTAACAACTGGTTCAGTTTCCGTATCAATTGATAATGGGCAACCCCAATTGTCAAGTGCTAATGGTAACCAACTTTTCGATATCTCAAGAGAATCTGGTTTACAGATGAGCCGTCAAGCCTTTTTAGGTCAAACATTAAATACATCATTAAATGCTTCTGATCCAACAAATAATCCTGTTGTTGCTGGTTGTGGTTCTGTACTTGTACTCGAACCATCACAACTTGGTATTAAATCGGGTCTTGCTGAAGGTTCAGTCGGTCGTTTTATATTCCAAATATTAAATATGACACTTACAAATAACACAGGAGCCAATATTTCAGGATGGACATTATATATTATTGCTGTAAATAATGCTGTTCTTCATAGAAGAGGAACAGAATATACTAATTATTTACTTAATGCCCCTGATAATATTACACGACTCGCCCAAAATCTACCAGTTGTTAGTCGTTCACAATATCAACACGCATTAAATAGAAACGCATTTTTAAGTGGTTCTGGTATTAAAGATTTCTTCCGTAAAGCATTCGGAACACTCAAAGATGCAGCAAAATACGTCGCACCAATCGCGGGTCCAATGGTTGTCGGACATTATACAAAAAAATTACTCGGAGGTAGTAAACATAAAGGCGGTGCTCGTGAAGTTCAACCACCTCACGATATGGATTTATTTTTTGAATAAAATAAAATAAAATAAAATATAAAAATAATTTTCTAAACCTATTATGAGGTACCGAAGATTTATTACGTGCAAGCCGTTAAAATCCGCATATTTCTTCTTTCTATCTCAATCAATTTTCTTTAATTTTTCAATTGGTATATAAATATAATTTTTATATTCTTTAATACCTCTATCTCTTCTTCCTCCTATTTTTGCCTTTATATCTTCACCACAATATTCATAATAATAGGATCCATCTGTAAAAATAAAAACAAATAAAACCTTATATTCTTTATTATAGTAATAGTCAGCTTTAACATATTTATTCTCTCCTATCATGGTTGTAGGATATTTAGAATATTCATTATTTCTATTTTTAACTTCTACAATAACTTTTTTATTACTATCTCTTAAATCAAATTTGCTAAACTCTTTTAATCTTTTAAGGTTGCACTCAAACTTTTTTTCTATCATTTCTTTTACAGAATTAACACCAATAGAATCATCATTAGGAAAATAAACCATTTAATTATAATATAAACTTAGATTATAATTATAAAATAATATAAATCTATATTATTTTATTGTAAAAATCTAATATTATATTATTGTTATGTAAAAATAAATTTATTTTTACATATTGATAATCTAACTCTATATTTTTTTATTGTAAAAATCTAAATCTATATTATTTTTATTATATTTTTTATTTTTTATAATATAGATTATATTATTTTTATGTTCCTATAATATATAGAATGAAGTTTGAAGATGATTTATTAAAATTATTAATGGAAAAGGGGTTATCAGATGGTACTATCTTTTTATATACGAAGATTCTAAGAAAACTAAATGGTGATAAGCCATTGAAAAATCTTAAATTCTTACAAGATCCAAATGTTATTATTGAATCAATAAAAGACTATAAAGATACAACACAACGTAATATGTTAATATCTATAGTTTCTATTTTAAAAACTTTAAAGAAAGATGATTTATATAAAAGATATTATCAGATCATGATGGATAGAACTAAGATTATTAATGATAAACCTAAAAATGAAAAGACAGAAACACAAAAGGAGAACTGGATAAATTGGGATGATGTAATGAAAATATATAATAATTTAAAAGATAATCTTAAATTCTCAAAAAAAATTACTGAAGAACAATATAATAAATTATTGGATTTTATGATTTTATCATTATATGTTCTTATTCCTCCTCGAAGAAATCAAGATTATTTAAAAATGGTTATTACAAATAAATCTACAAAAGATTTAAATTATAATTATTTAGACCTTAAAAAACAACAATTTATATTTAATGTTTATAAAACAGCTAAAAAAGATGGTCAGTTAATCGTTCAAATACCAGAAGAACTTTTAAAAGTATTAAAAATATATCTTAAATATCATCCAGATAGACTTTTGCTAAAATCGCAACAAATACCATTTTTAGTTAATTTTGACGGATCACCTTTTAAATCAATTAATTCTATTACAAGAATTTTAAACGGAATATTTAAAAAGAAAATAGGGGCATCAATGCTTAGACATATTTATTTAAGTTCTAAATATTCTAATATTATAAAAGAACAAGAGAAAGATAGTAAATTAATGAGTCATAATCTGTTAACACAAAAAGATTATGTTAAAAATTAAATATAAAATATTATATAATCTAAATATATATTATATAATGTCAATCAATTCGTTAACGGGGAATCCATCAGTTTTATTAGAGTTATCAACTGCTTTAAATCTTATATCTCCTACAACAGGAATTACAGTTTTAAATGGTGATAATAACATAACGGCTACAGTTACAGGAAATACAGGAGCAGTTAAACTAAATTCTATAGTATCAGGGTTAACTTCTCTTAGTTCTGAAATTTTATATTGTGGTAATGGTGTAGATACAGGTTTACAAGTTTCCGCAAATTCTGGAGGTGTATTCATGAATGAAACGCCAATTACAAACGCATCTTTTACAAATCCATTTAAAACTCAACCTTCAAGTAATGGTCAAGTGTTAGCATCTTCAACTGATGGTACTTTAAGCTGGGTAAATAATGGAGGTTCGAGTCTTCCTGCTGGATCATTAGTAAGTTTAGGTGGTGCTTATACTTCATATATTCCTCAGAGTTTTGTATCTTGGTTGTCTGTTATACCAAATACAAATTTAAATGGAAATGCTACCGTCGGAATGTCTTATTATATTGATATAACTACATTTCCATTTACTACTGATACTGTTGGAAATCAATATGTAGTCGGAATATGGACAAATGGCACATCACCACCATTATCAAACCCAGTTTCGGGACAAGTTTTTTTTTCAGATGGAACTTATAATAATTTATCCACTAAGTTATATTATACTGTTCAGGGAGTCAGTGATGAAATAGCAGTATATATTGGGCTTATTGGTTCTACTAACTCATCTGTCGCTGGTTGTTCTTATTCAATAACTGGAATAGTACAATAAGTTTTATTAAATATAAATTATATAATCTAAATATATATTATATAATGTCAATCAATTCATTAACAGGGAATCCATCGGTTTTATTAGAATTATCAACTGCTTTAAATCTTATATCTCCTACAACAGGAATTACAGTTTTAAATGGAG